TGCGTGGTGACGACGGCTTCGAACTCGCCAGCCTTGGAGACGCGAACTGTGCTGCTCGTCTTGGGTGCGACTTCGTTTTTGTCGTTGAGATGTAGTCCAGGTCCGAGCTTCAAGTGGATTTGGTACGGAGATCCCGATTGCACTACCAGAGGCGGGGCAACCCTGAGACCCAGGCCGCGAGCTGGATCAATCGACAACGGAGAGATTCCAGAGATGTCGAGCGATACCGAGCCATTGACTTCCTTGAGCGGGTACGTGTACCGCGTCTTGTCCTGCGGATTCCGGTACTGCGTGCGCGGGTCGCTCGGACCTAATCGTTTCGATCCTCGTGAACTCACAGCCGCCTCCGAATCCCCGCCGGAACCGCGTCAAGCTGCGCCGACTCAAACGACCAGCGACCTGTGCCGAAGATCCGAAGCCAAACGTGATTCCCGCGCGCTTGGACCGGGATGCGCTCGTTCTGACCCATCACGATCGGCTGTTCCGACACCGCCGAGCCCGGATCGAACGCCGAGTCCGAGACGTGGAAGCCGACGTTTGCCGAGCCGAGCCCCATCGTGATCTGCGGACGCTTGAAGAGGTATTGATACCGCTCGTTCGTGCCAGCAAGCGGCCCCATCAGCGCGGTGCCGTAGATCGGCGAACCGTCGTCGGTGTTCACCGTTCCAGTGAAACGACGCACGTACCCGTCGCTGCATCCGATCCACACTGCGCGGTTGCCAGAGCCATCCTTATCGATTGAACGCGCCGAATAGACCTGGTACGGCAAATCGTCCTGGTACCACGCGCCCGTTTCGCTTTCCCAGAAGTAGTGAGGCACGATCGCGCCTTCGGTGATCGGGCACTGGAACAGATGCATTCCGCGCGCGCCATCGCTCCACACCAAGCGAACGCGATACGTCGTAAGGTCGATCGCCTCGAACCGACGCTTCATGTTCTTGTCGCTGATCGACTCGATCTTCCCGTTCGCCGAGAACCGCGACACGCCCCCATGTGACATGAACACGAACACGTTGCCCGAGTCGTCCTTGCACCACGGCTCGCCGAAGGGGACGCCGTACAAGTCGGCGATGCGGTCGAGCCGACCGCCTTGAGCGGGATCGCCGGTTTGACGGTGGACGGAGCCAGCCGTACCGATCAACAGCAAGTCGTCGCTGATCGGGATGAACGTCGTGACCGGCGCGTCGACAGGCAGCGTTACCGCCTCAAAGCCCGTCTTCTCTGCCGGAAGCGTGTCGGCATCGCGCGGATCGCCCACGCCCGCCATGAACACTTGATGCGGATCGACGCCGCGCCCCATCACGAGCCGCTGATTCCACGCCGCGAACAGCTGCGCCTTCTTCGGATACTGCCCCGCCAGCGTCGGCTTCAGCTTGCGCACGATGCCGTCCGACACGCGCGGGTCAATCTCGAAGTACGTCGCGCCGTCGGTGCCGTAGATCTTCGAATACAGCGAGCACATCGACACGTAGCCGGTGGTCGCTAGCGTGAGCCCAGAGCTTGCAGGCGAGCCCTCGCGCCGGATGGTGCTCGACGTCACGTTCGCGACGTAGACCGTGCGAGGCGCGACCGTAGCGCGTGCAGAGTCCACGAGGCGCACTTGGAGCACGGCTTCGTCGCTCGATCCTTCCTTCGGCGTCCCGACGAACATGCGCTCATCGGACAACGACGAAAGAAGCGCGGGCGAATACTCCGGAATCTCACCAGGAACCGCGACGGCGTATCCCCGCGATCCAGTCGACACCGCGAACGTCCGCGAAGGATCCGTCGGCGTTGCGTTCCCCGCTTGGTTGCCCGCGCCGAGGTACATGTACACAGCGTCGCCACCCGTCGTCGACGTGTGAACCGGCACGTAGAGGTTCGCTATCCCGAACGCCTGCTCATTCGTACCCGTATCTGGGTTGGTGGGGTCGCTGTTCGCTGAGATCCCCGACACCGTCATTCGAGGGTAGTGGTAGTCGGGGAAGGTTGGCGACGTACTCGTGCCCCAGTAGTCTTCCCACGTTCCGCTCCCCGTCGTCGATGCTGTATCGCCGTTGTCCTTGATGCGCCGAACCGTAGAAATACGAGTTATGCGGCGGGCATCCGTGCTCGTAAACGCGGTCGATGTCCCCAAGGGTCCATGCGAAAAGATCAGGTCGTCGGCTCCGTTCGCTGGCCACTCCACCGCGTATCCCAGGCCGCCAATCCCTGCCTCCGTGCTCGTACTGGAGTCCTTGACTACCCATCGCGTTTTTCCGTTGTTGGGGTCCCACTTGACGAGCATTTGCTCCGTGTCAGTGAGATACAAGTATGGTGAGGTCGTCGTCGCCGCAGGCAATCCCTCGAACGTCGGCGGCGCGCTCGCGTAAGTATGTCCAGCCGGGAGCTTGTGCGCGACACCAAAGCGCCAGTGGAGATAACCCTCGACCTTCTCAAACTCGGCGTCGGTGATGAGCGTCTTCGATCCCGACACGTAATCGCGCAGCACCAGGATGTACGCGATCTCCCCATCGAACGGATACAGACCCGAGATGGTTGACGTCGAGTTCGTCGTCGTCGTCGTGCTCTTACCGAGCTGCGATCCATAGATCGAATCGAGGTCGAAGCCCTTGAACGACTCGTTCGTGCAGTCCGTTCCGTTGACCGAATTGATGTTCTGCGATCCGCCGCCCGTCGACGTGCCATCCGAGTAGCACGAGAACGAAACGACCGAGAACCCCGTCGACGTGTCATATGCGCCATAAGGACCAGCTGAACCAGTCGCAGCGCCGCCCGTGATGGATTGGTGCAGAGCCGTGAAACCCGATGACGTCGTGAATCCCGCGCCCCCAGCCGTCGTCGTGTTCGTGCAGACCGCGCGCTGATACGTCGACGTCGAGTAGTTCTGACTGAGCGCGCACCGCGAGTTTGTCGTGTCCGAAGTGCGCAGCACCATGAACACGCAGAAGTATGCGTCGGTGTATGCAGGAAGCAGCGAGCGTTGCGCACCGCCGACCGAAGCCGCAATCGACGGATTGCCCGGAGTGATGAGCGCGTTGTACGAGTTGCCGAAGCCCGCGACAGGGTTTGAGAACAGCACCGTGTCCTGCCCCGCAAGCGCCTTCGACTTGTTCAGTGACGGAGCGGAGCAGTTCGACACCGCCGTGCCAGTGAGCGTTTCGATGTCGTAGGCGTTGCGATCGTTCCCGGTGAGGTCCGTCCAGAGCAAGACGGGATCGCCGTTCTTGTACGCGCTATTCGCCCTCCCGTCGCCGTCGATGTCCGAAGCGTCGAGCAACGCCCACGCGCGCGACGTCCACGAATCGAGACGGTCCGGCGTCCAGTCGATCGCGATCTTCGTGGTGTCGGGTGAGCGCGGATCGTAGCTCCGAGTCGTGTTCGCCTCATGGCACGTCGCAATCGCGCCGTCCTTCGCACGCACCGCGATGCCGTTCGTAGGGTACGGCACCTGTGTGCGCGTCCATGCGATTTCAGGCACCGACGTGTCGATCAGTCGATACACCACGATCGCCGACTTGCCTTGATCGGGATAGTTCGCCGCGCAGTAAAGATACCCGCCGCGAAGCCGCATCTGCTCGATGTAGCCGTCGATCGCGACTTCCCATTCCTTATTCGGAACCGAGTCGCCCGAGTCGCGCACGCGATACTTCCAGATGCGCCCGTCTTTCTGGGGGTAACCCTCAGAGACGGCAACATAGACAGCGCCTTCATCGTCAACAGCAAGCGCGCGGCAGACGTGCTCCTTGCTTTTCACAGGGAGCACGAACTTCCAGACGAGCTTGCCTTCCGAGTTGTACTTCGCGACACCCGCACGTCCGTCGAGTGCATAGACGTTGTTCGCGGCATCTCGTGCGACAGCCCGACAATCCGAACGAAGCGGCGTCGTGACCTTCCACTCTTCCGTCGCGGCCCCCTGCGCAGCTTGCGAGTACGTGAACAGCGCGGGCGCATAGTTCACTTGCTGGATCTCACGAATCGGGCTCGCCGACGACGTAGCAAACGCCTTCTCCGTCCCGTCGCGCGTGCCACCACGAAGTCGCCCCGACGCCGGATCGAAGCCGCGCACGTTTATCAGCTCGCGCGACGTTCCCGGCGCTTGTTCCCCTTCTCCTCTGAGATCCGACAGCCCACCGAAGGGCCAGTTCACGTTCATACGACCGCCGCCGGGAACGAGTCGTAGCCCACGACGCCGAGCGGGTCAGACAATAGACCGCCACGCATCGGGCCAAGGTTCGATTGCACGCCTGTGTCGTGCTTCACAGCCGCCGCGAACACGGGTCCCGCCTGAATGTCGGCAAGGCGCGCAGCTAAAGTCGCTTGGTCCTCCATCTCCCAACCACGCGCGAACGCTCGACACAGCTCCGCAAGCAGCGATTCCATGAACCACGGAACGCGCGCGTCCACCGTGTCCGACGTGCATTCAACCCAGCGGGCCCGATACGTCAGATAGAGCTGGCTATCCGCGTCCGCAGTCGGCGTCGGCCAGATCTCCAAACGCGGCTGCACCAGGTTGTCGCCGTCCAAGTACCAATTGACCGCAACGACGAATCGCCAGATCCCAGTCGTCACGTTGATCGTGCGCATCCGAACGATCTCCGACATCGTCGTCGTTCGAACTACGCGCTCAAGTCCATTCACAGCCGCAATCGTGTCTATCTCGCCGAAGTCTTCCGGCAAAGACACCCACTCTTGATTGGCCGAGAACCCCAGCGAGGCAGTTGCCCGACTCGCTGAGGCCCACGGATGCATAGAAAACAGGTGCCGCCCCGCAGCGTTCACGACCGCAAGTGAGCCACCCAACTGAGGCGACACCGCGCCTCCGAGTGTGTGCTCGACATGCCCAACGAGTTGCGAGACGGCGACCATCAGAGGTTATTCAGCGAACCGAAGCCGTTGAGTCCGTCGAAAAGAACCTTCTTGAGCGCCGGGACCGAAGTCGCCGACGCCGTTTCGAGAAGTAGACCCACGATCCGCGTCGTGGTCGTCGAAGTCGTGCCCGAACCATCAGTGTTCAGCGTGCCGATCGTGCAGCCCGCGAGCGTCGTGCTCGTGTGCATCACGGTCAGTCGCGCGCCGATACCCTGCGCCGTATTCGTCGGGCTCGCCACGCTCGCCACGGCAGGACCACGCAAACGGAACCGACCACGCATCAGCGTCTTCGGAGCCGTCGACGTGTTGCCGTCACACTTCGAAAGGCACACCGCGAACATCTGCGACGACGGACAGGTCGACGTGTAGTTCTTGGTCACGTTCGAGAACACGCTTTGATACGTGCCGCTCGCCGTGTAGTCCGGAACGTCGATCAGTGTCGCGCCGTCCAGCAACGCAATGGAAACGATGTCGCCGACGTTCGCGGTAGAGGTGCCACGCACCGCCGCCGTGAAGTCGATCGTCTCCATGTTGAAGCCGTAAGCGCCCTCGGGATTCGCAATGGGAGTGCTCATGCGATGTTGATCCCTTGGAATCCGTTGATTCCGTCGAAGAGAACCGGGATGCCGACCGCGTTCGTCGAAGTCGACGTGCCAGCGGCATTCGTGATGGAAGCCAGCGCCAAAGCGATGATCTTCCCCGTCGTCGAAGTCGCGACGATAGTTCCACCGGACCCGCTGTGCATGAACTCCAAGTGGCCCGCAGTCGAAGTCGATGCGATGGCCCAGCCACCAATCGACAACGGCGACGAGTTGTTGGAGCGCAGCGAGTAGGCGTACGGAACGATCCCGCGCAAACGGAACCGCCCCGCAGCCTGGTCCGCGACGTTCTCAAGAGCGACCGCGAAAATCCCAGAGCCAGCGTCCGTGCTCGTGTACGTCGAAGTGACGGACGCGAACACCGAGTTCTTGACACCAGGATCAACCGTGATCGTGAGACCGTCGCTCGTGATCTCAGCCGAACGACCGAGACAGAACGACACCAACGCGCCCCTCGGGACAGCGCCGCCGCGTGCGTAACACACAGCGTCCACTTCGCCGAAGTCCAAGCCGTAGTTGCCCAACGTGCCGCAATAGGTGTTGGTCAAGTGTTCACCCCAACAATCCCGTTGATGCCGTCGAACAACACGTTCATGGCAACCGCCGTGGAAGGCGTGGTGGAGTTCGAGCCAAGCGTCCAGCCGACGAACTTGCGCGAAGTCAGAGACGTCGCAGCCGTCGAACTGAACGACGTGTCAAACACTTTCGACACGACAGCGACAGCGTGAATCGGCTGACCCGGCACAATCGCGTTGTTGTTGAAGTCGCGGACGTTCGCCGAAGCGATGCCCTTGAATCGAACCGTTCCTCGCGTCGCCGTCGAGAACGTTTCGACCGCCACACCGATCAACCCCGCAGCTTGATCCGCCAAACCCGGCGTCGCGATGCACGCGAAGTACGAGTTGGCGCTGCCCGGATCCGACGTCGGAGTTCCACCGCCGTTCGTGCTCACCGAGCTGTTCTGCAAGAGGCAACAGGTGACAACATCCCCAGCGGTGATCGTTCCGTTGGTTCTGTTCCAGACGACACGGTCGACGTTCGCAAACGTCAATCCCATGCCCGTCTCCAGGTTTTCTTCGACCCAGCGATTCATGGGATCACACTCCCGTGATCGCGGTGGTCGGGTACACGATGCCCATCTTGCGACGGCTACGGCACCAGTAGTTCATCCAGCAGTTCACGATCTTCACCGTGACGTCGGGCTGCGCGCTCGGAACGACGTCCGGACGCATCACGAAGAAGTGCTGATCGTGGAAGATCGGCTTGAACCACTGCTTCGACACCAGTTCGAAGCGCGGACCAGCGACCGCCGCCGTCGAGCCGAACTCCGTCGCACCGCCAGCCGCGACCGTCGGAGCGGTCGTGCCGGACGTCGGGTAGTGCGCGGCGGTGTTCTTGCCCGCGATGTACTTGATCGGGATCCCGCCGAACGTCGGCGTGTTGTAGTGCGGATCGTTCGGGTTGAGACGGAAGACGTTTTGGCTCGAACGAGCGAGCTTCTCCATCATCGTCTTGCCACGCATCGACGCCATGAACACGTAGTCGTTCGCCATCGAGGTGTCGTTCGTGGTGGACTCGCCACCCTTCCACGGCATCTCTTCGGCTTCCGTCGCCATGACCACCTTCGTCATCGCGTCGTACACGTCGTTCGCCGACTGCGTACCAGTCGACGTGCTCGGCAACGGCGAGTTGTTGTAGTTCGCCTGCCAGCAACGCCAGCCCGCTTGCGTCGACGGGTTCAGGTTCTCGACACCCGTGAAGCCGTTGGGTTGACCCAAGCCGCCCGGATTGAGACCAGTCGAGTCGAAGAAGTTGGTCGACGTGCCGCCGTACTCGTTCACGAACGTGTAGATCGAGTAGGGATCCAGCGCCGAGGAGTTGTTGCCCTCCATGCGCGTCGCGTTCGGGAAGGCGTGGAGCAAGTCCTCCATCTTGTTCGAGAGAGACGTCGCGAGACGCTTCTTCTTGACCGCGATGATGTTCTTGTACGTCTGGAACTTCGACTTCGAGTTCATGCTCGACGTCGATTGAAGATCAGCGTCCGTCTCGACGATCATCATGTGATCTTCGATGAAGCGCCAATCGCCTTGGTGCGAGTCGAGCACCTGCGGGTTGGAGTACGTGCGAGTACCACCCGGCAGGTACGTGTACGCGGTGTTACCCGCGTCGAACATGACGAAGTCCTTGATCTGCGCGCCACCTTGGAGGCGGTTCGCCGAATCACCCGTCAGCAACCACTTCGTCAAGTAGTTGGGTCGCTGAGCTTCGTTGACGACTTCGTCGATGCTGGAAAAGATCGCCGGACCAGTCGTGGCCCAGAAATCGAGGAATTGTGACAGTGCTGCGCCAGCCATTAGCCTTGGTAAACCTTCTGCGCCTCTTCACGGGTGGCACCCCGTTCGAGAGCGAGTAGAGCGGCAAATTCGCGCTCTTCCTTTGATGCGGGCTTCGGCGTCTGAGTTCGCGTCGGCGATTCAGGCGTGTTTTTGAGGTTCGAAGCCTTTTTCGCGGCGGGTTGTGCCGTGCGTTCGCCGTAGAAGTCGCGAAGGACCGCGCGGACCGCATCAACCGCCGACGTTTCGGGGTTTTGCTCGATCAGCGCAAGCGCCTGCGGGGCGACCGCGTTCCACACCGCGTCTTTGGAAATCTCCGGGTACACCCCAGTGATCTCCGATTGGATGCGTGACTTCTCACGCGCAGCTTCAGCTTGTTGAACGCTCTGCGTCTGTTGTTCCAGCGCCCGGAGCTTCTCCACCATCGGCTGCATCGCTTTCGCGACATCCGGCCCAAACGTCTCTTCAAGCGTCTTCAACGTCACAGAGAGGTCGTCCGACTTCGCAGCGGCACTGTCATGCACTGCGGCGGGTTTCTCTGCTTTCGCCTTCCACGACTTGAGATCAGCGTAGGCTCTGTCGACGTCCTCGTGGTTCTTGGCGCGTTTCGCACCGCGTTCCTTGATCGTGTCGACACTCAGCTTCTTGAGATCCGCTTTGGACCATCCATCGCGCTCAAGAGCCTTCCACGCGCTTTCGAGTTCCGGGTCTGCCGGTTCTTCGACTTGCGTGGTTTCAGTCACCTCGGGCGTTTCAATAGCGGGGGTCTCCGCTTTCTCAACAGCCTTCGGTTGCTCGGTCCCCAGAATCTCGGCTGCGCCTTCCGCGCCAAAGATCCGGCTCAGGTCTTCGTTAGTCGTCATAAACGTCACTCCCTCGGTACTCGACGGTGCCTTCGCTTCGCGCGCAGTATTCGCGGATCTCCCGTTGGGAGTCGAAACACGCAAAGCCCTTTTCGTTGTAGTGCGGCGCGGGGTTCTCCAGCGCCTTCTTCGTGCCCTTGCGCCACAG